TCTGATTAGTTTTTGGAAATGCAGGGGGTTGTACTGACTGTATTTCCCAACCACCATTAACCCAGACAGAATAGATAGCCGCAGTCGTTTTACCTTTGATACCGGGGTATTTTTGTTTAGTTGTTGGGTATGCTGGTGGCTGCCACGGTTGTATTTCCCAACCTTTTGCAACATTAAAATAGCGACCTTCAATCCCTTCCTCAGGATGTGATAATGCTGCTAATGCTTTCTGAAGGGTTGTTGGGCGTGTGGGTGGCTGTGGAGGTTGAATTTCCCAGCCTGACCTGAAGAATCTATTAAATTTACCTTCAATTCCATCTATACCCTTTAAAACTGCTCCTTTTTTATTAGTTGTTGGATGTTTAGGTGGTTGTGGGGGCTGTATTTCCCATCCAGATGGAAAGAACTTAAGTTGTTGCCTCTCTACCCCTTCTTCAGGGTGTGAAAACGCTGCGCTTCTTTGTCTGATTGTAGATCTAAATGGAGGTTGAGGGGGTTGAATTTCCCAACCTTGTTTAAATGGAATTGGAAATATTGCAAAGCCTGATTTACTTTTTACACTACCCGCCCGATGTGTATTCTTTACTGTTGAATAGGGTGACTGAAATTGGTTACTCTGCTCAAAACCCCATTCTAATCTTACAGGTGTAGCAATATTAACCCCAGCATAAACCCAGTTTGACGATCCTAAAGTATAGGATAAAGTTACCGACGTAGCGTTCGATGGAACCTGATAATTAGAGACAAAGTCTCCAGCATTATTAACAATAACACCATTACCTAGTAATAGGACAGTGTTTGAAACATTACCGGCCGACGAAGTAGGATCATTATCTACAGCAATGCCAATCACACCACTATTGGCTGATGTAGGAATAGCTACCGATGCGGTTGTCCCGGTTCCTGTATTTGTACTGGGGTTAATAAATGCAGCGGCTATACTAGTTTGAGTTACACCAGTTAACCCTACGACTCCAATACCAAAATCGGCATTATTAGTCCAAGTGACCGATAGTGTATGCGAACCTGTCGTAGGAGCTAGTAACCCAAATATATAAGCATCTAATCCGGTAGAGGACGCGTTGGCAACCTGTGTCATTAATTGATTAGTACCACCACTATCCCAAGTGGCGGTTACACTAGTAGGTGATATTCCACTAAGTGTTAGAAATGATATTGTAACGCATAGAGCGTTGGCATTGGTAACTGTAAATCCAGCTATGGTTGCGGACGATGCACCCCCTAAAACAGTGTTGTCATTATGAGCGGTATTTTCTATGCCTATGGTCATTCATCTAAATGCCTCTTCAATGCACTACCCACATCTTCAATAACTTCGTCCCAGAAATGAGGCTCATTAAACCTGTGTTGTCTAAATACACGGGCTGAAGGGTACCAAGGTGAAGCAGTATTCCATGGTGCGCCTGGGCGTTCACATAGAAAATGCCATGACTGTGCATCTTTCTTACACATAACCCAAACAGGTTTCCCCATAGCTCCAGCCAAATGTGCAACTGCTGTATCTACACAAATTACTAGGTCTAGATTGGCCACTAGAGCCGCTGTGTCGTCCCATGAAGGTTGCTCAGGAAGGACATCATGAACCCAATCCTTCATCTGTTTGCGCTCAGGACCTACTTGTAAATTTATGAAGTTAAAAGGAAGATTTTTAAATGGCTCGAGACTGTCAAAGTGCATAGATTTACGTTTACCATATTCAGCTATCCACAAGCCTTCCCTGATACCTGAAGACCAACACAATCCCACTTTCTTCCCATTTCTTGGTAATTTTTCACTATATTTAGCAATTAACCCTGGATCTGGCTTGAGATATGGCCCAAACCATGGGACTGTATCTATGTCAGTCTCAAATACCTTTGGTAGCCAACCCGCAGGCGCATGGTAGTCGAAAGGTCTAACCCCAATCGTACCTGGATAATCAGGTGACTGAGGCATAATTTTTACTTCTGGAAAACTTCGTTCCATAAGGGATACCATATCAGCATAAGTTTCGTATCTGACATCATAACCCCGATCTACAAGTAACTTTATATACCTTGAACAACACAGATTATCACCAGCCCCAGCTTCAGCATGAACATGAATAGACGCAGGTGGTGGTTCACCATTCCATAAAGGTACAACAAACCGTAATATTGGTACTGAAAGAGCTCTTTGGGTCTTTTCTAATGCCCGCCAATCGTGATCCTTCCATCCTTCTTTATATTTACCAATAGCATGGTATGATAAACTACGGGTCCAATGTACAGTTGCTGGCTGAGTAACGCCAATCTCTAATGCTTTAGTTAGAAGTTCTATGGCTTCTTCGTGCCTAGCTGTGCGGTGAGCAATAAATCCCAATCCATGATAACCTTCACCTTTTCTATCAGTTTCTAATACTCTATTTAGTAATTCTTCAGCTTTTTCATAATCAGGAATATCTAAAAGTACTGAAACCATATCAAGTATTGCATCTGGGTCATCAGGTGCTAACGCAAGTTCTTTCTCATAACAGGCAATAGCATTGTTAGCATTTCCTAAATCATGCTCAATTCCTCCCAAAACTCGCCACGCGTTTGGGTTGTCTGGTTCAATCTTGGTTGCAACTCGTGCCTCATGTTGGGCTGCTTTTACATTGCCGATCTGACGATGCACCTTAGTAGCCATTTCCAATCGGTAATCAACAGCCCGTGGATCAGAAAAAAGGGCTTTAGTATACCAGTCTAGTGCAGACCCATATTTCTTATTTGTCAATAATGCCCTTGCAAAAAATAAGCAGGCTTCCCCATTAGCCACCCTAGCAGTACCAGACTGTGGCTCATTAGTTGCAAATAAAATTTTACGATAAGTATTGGATGCATCAATATTCCTTCCATCTTCATAATATTTTCTGGCCTTTAAAACTATCTTTTTAAGGCTTTCATCTGAATCTATAATCTCATCATCAACTTCATTCCGTTTATGCATTCCAGTCCAGCCGATCTGATACATGGCAAACCTTAGATCAGCACCAACTTCTAGGGCATATCTAGCGACCAATGCTCCTTTACCACTAACTTTAACATCACCAATCTCAGATATACTAGTTGGCGAATCATCAACAGCCACTAAAGTCCCAGGGGCTATAAACGGTAAGATTGCTTCTAATTCCTTAATATGATGTATTTCGCTAGCCAAGGGTTTGTGTGGGTTTAAATCAAAAGAATCTAAATATAACAAATCAGGCGTCTGCTTAAAACCTTTCAAGAACTCAACACTATCTTGAGTGGTGATAGTAGTATGGCCATTGACTAAACCACGGCAAAGCGCTGTATATTCTGGGTTTATGTCTACCGAATTAAGTGTACCACCACATTCAGAAACATACTTATCAAAGATAATGGTACTGCAACCATCACCACCCCAATTATCACCGATATTATAATGTTCATCGCTACGGGTACAACCAGTTTCGACAATGGTTACAGGCCTGTCTAATTTATCTAAATACTCAAACATCTTAGCGAAGGTTTGAGCACGAAAGCCAAGTTTAGGACGTGCCTCAGCATCAAACCATGTCCAGAAATTACTCATAGGATTCCTTCTTTACTTTCCATCTTCTTAAGTTTGATCTCAGGTGCAGGTAACGGAGGCTTTTCATTTGGATGGAGTTGGGTCTTTTCGTTACCTATAAAACCATCGTCATAATATCTAACATGCCCAGTCCCCCAACATTGGGGACATGGCCTAGCCTCACCTGGATTGCCTCTTCCATTACAAGTAGGGCAAACATCGAAATGCCAGTGATGCCACGGTACGCCTGACTTATTAGTCGTCTCAGTATGATTGCCGTGCTTAAAACTATTACATCCAAAATCTGGTGCTGTATCTAATTGAAGTACTTGGCAATTCCCTTTACCTTCAGGTGCTTTATAGGTAACTATCTCAGAACCATCATCATAAATTGTCTTACGTTCAAGAAGCCAATTTCCGCAATCTTTACAGTTGCACTCTAGACGCTGCCGGAGGCGCTTCATAACTCACCTCAATCTGATGTAATTACATTAAGATATGGAGCTACCCTACTAGGGTGACCCGATGAATGATTAAAATTGTAATTTACAGGCATATAATGCTTCTCAGCAGTATAAGGCTGTAAAAATTTATCACCTACCAAATCGTCACGTACATAAAAAGCATTCGTCCCAGTTAAATCACAACCAACCAATAAATAACCTTTGCCCACCGCCATCCGAGTCATTGCTTCAAGCGAAGCACTATAATAATTTGTAACATCCCATACCGCTTTGGGATCATAAGGCACCACTAATGAAATTGGTGGCGGCCACAGAGCGTTATATTCTATAACAATCACACGGGGTTTAATTACAGTCAGTGCCTTCCATAACCAATAAGTATTATAGTCAACATCGAGACTAAAAATGTCGACCTCGCCCCATCTTTCGGCTTCCGATAAAAGATCATTAATATTTTCAGCAGTTACAAATACTTCCTTTATGCTCAAACGCTTGCTAAAATGAGGTTCTATTCCATTTTTTCCATTGTCAGGTCGGCCTTCCAACCATAAACCTGACCATCCTTCCACTAAAAGTTTAGCTGTATTACATTCGAGGCCATTGCCGACGCCAATTTCTATAAATGTTTTGGTTGTAGTTCCTATTCTTTTGAATATCTCAGCAATCATTCCATCTTCATCATTCTGGCTGTACACTTTATAACCATGCTGCCACAGTTTGCCGGCGTTTTCTGATTTTGAAGCTTCAATCTGAAATAGACGTCTATATTCTATATCATGGATTGCATTTATGTAGAATTTAAAATGCTCAACTGAATTTTCAATTTTGTGAATTTTATCATAAATGGGCTGCATCGCACTTGCAATAAGCCTAGCATAGGCTTCTATATTTTCTACTCTACTCATATTTCAACCTAAAACTCACGAAGCCTACGACGCGCTAGTTCTTCTTCAATTTCACATTGTTTGATCCATGTTAAACATGGCTTACCTGCACATTGTAAACAGATAAGTTTCATACAACCACGGCATATATCCACATACTCATGCATCTTCCTCATTGAAGGGAAGTCAGTAATACGTTGACAGTGGGAACATGTAGAAGAATGAAACTCTTCTACACAGTAAGGACCAAAAACCTGAGAAATACCCCCAGGTTTTATACGCAGAGACATGCTACTAACTCATCTTATTTGCAATTATCTTTCGACGAAAGATACGTTACCCATCGCTGTTTGACCAGCGTTACCACTACCACTCAATTCACGGATAGCGATAGCATTAGCAGCCACGTTTGGAATTAAGATATTATCGCCATCATCAAGGGCACGCCATCTATATGAACCACGTTGGTTGATTGCCCACTGTTTAATCGAAAGACCTAAGCCTGCACCTGTCATAGCCGTAGGCTCAGTGGTCAGGTTATTAAGAAACTGTGATGCCGGACTGGTATCAGACGGATCTAATGGGCTTGGTACAACAGCACTACCAGCAGCCGCAGCAGTAGCACATCTGCTGACATCCCATAGGTTTTGAATGTCAGTTGAGTTGAGTGCACCCGCCTGTCCAAACTCAATTTCATAAATCTGAATGCGCCGCGTTAAAGCGGCGGTTGCGCTTGTGAATAAAAGACCCGCTGTACGAAATGTAGTGATAACAGAGACATTCAAAAAGGGAGCTTCATAGTTAGCCATGACGTGTCGTCCTTAAGTTAGGGGTTATACTACCTTACTGATCGTCTGAACGCAACAGTAATAGTGAGGGATTCCGTGCCATCGCCAGCCGTTACTGCTGGTTTAATCCAAGACGTTATTTCAGTCGTCTGACGGATTTGAGCAGAACCAATCGCAATAGTATTCGAGAAAGGATCGGTAAGGGCGTGATAATTCATCTGTAACTTCTGCGGATTGCAACAGTGATAGTTAAGTTCTCAAGTCCGTCACCTGCTGTTATATCTGGTTTTATCCAGGCCGTTATTTCTGTGGTCTGTCTAATTTGTGCAGAGCCCATATTTATAGTATTCGAGAAAGGATCTGTAAGTGGATGAAAATTCTGACCATCGTTTGATCCTTGAATTTGTACATTAGTACCTGCACCAAAAGTTCCTTCCACCTGGACGGAGTGATCGACAAGCGCCCCGGAAATTATAGGTTGAGCCGTGTCACCAAATTTCATAGGCGTCCACTGAACAGCAATTATGTCCACACCCCCTGTCGTAATTGACGTTGGCAATATCAGGGACATATATTTTTACGTTCCCAAGTGTGCTTCATTAAATCGCCGTCTATTCCAAGCCTCTCTCATTTTTTGTTTAGTCGTTTCACTGCGCTTACTACCTTTTCCAGCAAGTCCTATATTTCTTTTATGTTCCTCAGTTAATACCTTACCTTTTCCAGCAATAGACATATTTCGTTTAGTTTTTTCACTATGTTTATACCCTTTCAAAGCAAGTGATTTTTTCCTCTTTGTTTCTTCGGATTGTTTCTCACCTATCCGTTTTCCCTTTCTTGAAAGAGACATATTTATTCTATGTTTTTCA